ACTCCTGAAACGACAATAGAATACGTCCGGTAGGATCTGCATACTGTCTAATAGCCATTGGATTCTCTAGAGTGACATCATTACCTTCAATTGAAGTATTGGAGATGATGTCAGTTCCATTCTTTAACTTTATGTAGAGTATTTCCATTTTTATACCTTGATTTCTATATTATATAGTTTGAACTCAAAACGTTCTTCGGAGTATATTCTAACACGTTCTTGGAAATGTTTTAATGTAAAATTCTCATGTTTCTTATATCTTAGATCATCCGCAATATCAAAAAGCACAGCTTTTTTCTTGTTGTCTCCTAGTCGAAGACCTCTACCAATTGATTGCAGATTTCGAATTCGACTCTTTGATGGAGAGGCAAATATGATATTGTGTAGATTGCGAACGTTGATACCTGTAGAGAATGTTCCATAAGATGCAACAATGATTGCATTGTTTTCTTTCTCGACAATCGCACGAATATCTTCTCTGGTCTCAGTTTCCGTTCCACCATGAACGAAAAAGACTTTTCTTCCATCAGCTTTTTCTTCAATCAACTTGTGCAATCCCTTTCCATGATTATCGACATATTGGAAAAGAATCAACGTGTTTCCCTCTAGCGAGAGAACCAGATTACGAATAAACTTGTTTCGTGCATCGCTGGTAACAAGATACTTCATCTCATCGATATATTTGGCATCTTTTAGAAGACGACAAATCTCTTCTGGATATTTTAGCACAAGACACTTGATCTCAAAGTCCGAGAGCTGTTTCTTATCGATTAGTTCTTTTGTGGTCACGGTCTTTCGCACTGGTCCAAAAAGACCTTCAAGAACAAGCTTGTGCGTCTTTGTTCCGTCGAGCGTACCTGTCATACCAATTCGTAGAGACGCTTTGTCCAAGTTTGTCATGATCGTTGTCAATGACTTGGCTTTGAAATTGTGTGCTTCGTCTCCAATCACCCACTCGTAGTTGAAGTAGTGCTTGGGTAGTGTATACAAAGATTGCCATGTTGAGATTGTGACAAGTTTGTCGGAAAACTTTTCACGACCAGAATAAATTCTGTGGATATTTTCTTCTACACTCCAGCCATTCTTTGTAGAGTAATCTTGGAAATCTGAATATAGCTGCTCGACAAGAGATGTCGTTGGTACGATAATTAGACCTTTTTTGTCTTGATCGGTCATGTATCTTGTGATAAGATATGCTATTAATGATTTACCTGATGCTGTTGGAGATATAAGCATTTGTCTACGATTACGTATGGAATACGCGAACGCTTCAATCTGATAGTCGCGAGCGTCAATATCTTTGTTACGACTTTGTATATGCAGGGAGTCGGCATATTCCTTTGCTTCGTGAAGGGAGAAGGATGTCGTTTGAAGAACCTCATCATCATAGACAAGGGTGTATTTTCTTTCCTTAGCGAATGACTCAAGATGTGTTATGAGTCCGTAGTACAGTGTGGATGTTCTAGTATCATACAAACGTATCTTGCCATCCCACACTCTACTTTTGAATGCTGGAGTAAATTGATATCCTGGAACATAGAATGTAAAATATTCTGATATTTCGCGAGCGACGCCGCGCTCGCAAGAGATCATTATGTATGCTTCATCTTTTTTTGCTACGATTATTTTTTCAGACACCTTGTGTAAACTTCTGCCATTCTATAGCGTTCTTCAAGTTGAAGCTTCGCTGATGGATTTCCTTGATGATCTTTTCGCAACAATCTACGAAAAGTTCCGTATAGTTTAATTTAGTCTGGATTTCTAGCACATCATCATCGCCAGATATCATTGTGCTTATGTCTGCGCGAAGATACTTTTCACGCATTGGCTCCCAACCAAGTTCAGTCAGTTCATCTGTTCCGTTCAGCTTACCGTCGTAATATCTCCACTTCAATTTGGTAAGTTTATTGAGATCAAATTGAAGTTTTTGACAACGCATCTTTTGCGTCTTGTACACTTCTATGTACTTTGAATGCAGGGACGATAGGCGAATGGATTCTGTACCAAGTTCCGTACTATCGATCTGTGAGTCTTTTTTCCACGACTCCATTAGGTCATCTATGTTCTTGATCATAATATAAATTCCTTGGAATATTAGTGCAATATACACTAAAACTCAAAGAATGTCAACATCAAAATAGGTATATCTGAATGATGCACGCGCAGATAGTATTGTGTTTGCATCGGCGGTATAATTGAACCCTATAGATGATACTGATGTGGGATAGCAGTTTCTAAACGTGACACGAATATTTGGTGTATTTTTATTTGACATGATTGTCATTGTTGCATCGCTGGTTGTTCCGCCAAAATCTTTATTTTCTTTTATCAAGCGACGATGTTGTTCAAAGTTTTTAGGGAATGTAAGACCAATAATCCAATTATGAATTTCAAGCCATGAGCGTAGGTCTTCATCTATCAAGAATGAGACATCGAATGGTTCATATCTTACTTTATCACCTGGCAAGTAATAGTCAACAAATGGGGTGCTTCTAGTCACTTCGGACATTGATAATCCTGGTAGACTGAAGTTTTGACAAAAATATATTAGATTAGGAAGTCTTGTAAACGACAACTGAAATTTTGTCGCCTGAAGAAAACTTGTATTTGTTGGTTGTTGATTTAATTTTGCCATAACTTACCTCTGTAGTATTTATGAACAAAAAGAGGGGGAACCGAAGTTCCCCCTCAAGTTGTAGTAACGCTTTCTTATTGTTCTTCAGATCACAGAAGGTTTGAAACCTTGAAGATACGATAGTAGACGTTTGAACGATTTGATAGGCGTCCAAGACCTGCTGTTACACCTTCAGCAAATGGATTTGCGACCATTCCGTAACGTGTCTTGAATCCGATACGTGGCTGGAATGTGTCTTGTCCGATTGCACGAACCATCTGTAGAGGAACATATGGGCAGTAGAACAGACCAGCGTCATAAGGTGATGTGCCCTTATAACCAACTGTTACTAGTTCAGATGTGTTTGTTCCTGCTGTTGTTGAACCGTAGTAAGGATCGATGTAGACCTTGATACGGTTGTGTAGAAGACCAGCAAATGTGTTGCCTGTGTCGTCTACCTGTAGATCAGCCTGAAGTGCTGGGGTATACTGTAGTACGCCTGCCATTGCCATTGCAGAAGCAACGTCAGATGAGCAGATTACGATGTTACCCTTACCACGACGGGTTGCACGAGCAATTACGTTTGCTTCGCGTTCGATCTGGAAGATTAGACCCTTGAACTTTTCAACTGACCAACGACCATTTGAGTCTGTGTCTAGGTCGAATGTTCCTGCTGTTGTTGTACCAGCTGAGCAACCAAGTACAGCTGTAGAATACACTGTACGGATTACTTCACGGTTGATTTCTGCAAGAATTTCGGTTGACAGAATGTTTGCCAACTCAGTTTCTGCATCAAGACCATGAATTGCCTTCAAGTCCTGAGCAAGTTCTAGAGTGTATTCTGCCTTCAATGCACGCTCACGAGCAGTTACTGTAACTTTTTCGATTGAGAATGCCATTTCAGCAAATAGGTTTGTACCAGAGTCGCCAAGAGCTTCACCCTGAGCTGTTGTCATACCGTTACCAGTGTTGGAAAGAGTATAGTCTTCAATTCCTGGTGTAGAAGTCTGATGATTCTGTGATGCACCGTTTGCACCAAGCTTGTTTGCAGCTGAGAACTTTGTGTTAGCTTCGTTGAAGAGAGCTTCTGTTCCAGTCTGTGAGTCAAACTTTGAACGCATTGCGAAGATCAAGCCTGTTGGACCTGTCATTGGCTGAACGCCGCAGATGTCGTATGCGATCAAGTTTGGAAGGGCACGACGAACCAGCGAGATCAAGATCGGATCGTAGTTGCTGATTGAAGAGCCAGTTGCGTTTGTTGGAGCTGCTTCAGATAGGAATGAACGATCACCACCCATGAATGCTGCTTGCTGAGAAGAAGCAATCTGCTGGTTTTCAAGAACCATAGCTGTAACAGCTCTCTTGTAAGGATCCGCGATCTTTGGAAGTTCTGGATGATCCAGAACAGGACCCCACTTGTTGACTAGTTGTTCAGTAAGTTGCATTTTTAGTAAACTCCTTTATTGACTATTATTTTAGAACTGTGCGACTAATTGACTTGACATATGCGTCCATGATTGGATCTGCACCTGTCTTGTTTTCTTTTTGTTTTTGTTCTGCAAGACTCTGGGCTTGTTCCACAACATCTGTTTCTTCATCAAGTCTTACGTTATTTGACTTTGATGATACTGCTGCAGGGAAATAGTTTTCGCGTAGTGTCTTGAGACCGTCTACGAAGTCTTCAATGCTTGTAAACTCAATGCCTTCCGACAATGACTTTAGCTTCTCAATTTGAGTTGCAGTTAGACCTTCGCAAATATCGTAAATTGCTTCCATTTTTTTGTATTCATTTAGATTTTTATTGATTTCAATTGTGGCAGCAATTTGTTCGTTTAGCTTGTTTTCCAGTTCAACGACATGAGCTGTCATTTCCTCAACAACGCTCACCTTTTCTTCTGGAATATCAATGTAGTGTTCTACGAACAGATTACGAAGACCTGCAATGAAGTCTTCTGTTAGTTCGGAACGAAGACCAGATTCAATTGCCAACTCGTTTTCCTTGACCCATTCTTCAACGACGTAGTTTAGATAGTCGTCTACTTTTTCGGTCATTTCTTCCTTAAGTTGTTCAGAAACTTGTTCTAGGATTTCTGCATACTGCTCTTGAATTTGTTCTTCAATTTCTTGTGCCTTTGCATTTACAGCTGCTTCGAAGATTACTGCAGCCTTGTTCATGAAGTCTTCAGAAAGATTTTCACCATGGAAAAGAGCATCAAGGTCTTCCTTCATGGAATACTTTTCTTCATCATCTTCATCGTCTTGTTTCTTGCTCTTCTTGGTGTGATTTTCTTCTTCTTCGTCTTCCTCTTCCTTCATCATTTTCTTGTCTTCTTCTTCCTCTTCTTCTTCCATTTGAGGAGAAGCGCCTTTCATAGACTCCTTAGAAGCAGGTGCTGGCTGTGCTCCTGGTGGCTTTGCTCCGCCAACTGCAGCAATAGCCTTTGTGATGCCAGCCTCATCAGCAGAAGCAATAGCAGGCTGAACTAGTGCTGGATGACCTTCTTGACCAGGTGTAGCAACTGAAGGATTGTAACCTGTTGAACCGTATGGTTCAGATACTCTTGACATTGGTGCCAAAGAAGCCATGTTGCCTGAAAGAATGGCTGCAGCTGCTTCAGCTAGATTTTTCTTTGCCATGTTTACTATTACTCCTTTATATTTGACTATTTATAATAATTAAAGTTTTGAAAGAAAGTTTTTGAATTGGCGTAGTGCGACATCTTCAAAATCTCGTCTACTTGCCTCATTCAAAGCTTTTTTTGCATGATCATAGTCAACTTCTTTCCATTGACCATTATCAATTACCCATTCCTTGCCTTCCATGATGCCTCTTACAAATGCATCTGGAGCTGATGGATCTGCAACAATGTCTGCTGCTGTAGCCAGATAAAAATCATCTTGTACCATATTCACGCCGTTTCTGGCCTTTAGTGAACCTAATCCTCTAGAAGATACACCCAACTTGGCGCCTTCATCAATCAAATTCTTCACAATTTTTCCATAAGGAGTGTCTAGTATCTTAGCTTTACCCACATAATTCGTGCCTTCTTGTCTCAAATCCTTGATCATGTGTGATACGCGATCCAAATTGATCGTTGGAGTATCTGGATGACCAAGTTCACCAAATGCACGATTTTGCATGATGTAATTAGAAGTATATCTTTGTACTTCTCTTTGTAGAATATCCATTGGATATACTCTACCATTTCTATTTTGACGTTCAGCTTGCAGGAATACGCCCTCAATAAAATGTTCTTTTTGACCTGTTGTATTTTCTTCGGTCAGATAGCGTACTTCTTCTACAACTTCTTTTATAAGCTTCATCTTATACCTAAAGCCTTTCTTTTCATCATTGAACGTTTGCGCTTCTGTAGTGCGCGAAATAGTTTAGCACGACGCTTGACTTTTGCACGACGAGCACCCATCTTTCTTGCTCTTTTTTCGGCTTGTGTCATACGAATAAGCTTTCCGCCGCGTATTGTCATGCCAGGAACAGCAGATCTTTTTACACGACGTTGAACTTTTCCAGCACGAATTCGTGCCTTGATAATCTTGAAGCGACCATTGTTAATGACATTACCTTCGTTCATATTCTCAATTTGTTCTGCAAGTTCTGCAATATCATACTTTGCGGCAACAATCTTTTTTGCTTCTACCAATTTTTGCTTCAAAATTTCTACAAAAGATTCGGAAAGATTTTCGGAAGCTTCATTTAGATTATCTGAAATTATTGAATCGACTAAATTTCTTGTTGATGACATTAATTAGCTCCCAAATGATCCGTAGTCGCTTGAATATTTTCTAAAATCTGCGATGATCGTATATGAACAACCTGTAGAAGCAAAATTTATCGTTTGTAGACCAACATTCCCATTTGCTCCGGCACCAGTTGCATTGTTTGTAATAACAATACCATCGCCACCTTCTGCAAAGTCCATTTGTCCTCGACCTGACAATGTCAACATTGTTTGATTTGGTGTGCCAGTCCAATACAACTCAACATAACCATTTCCTGACGCTTGACCTGGAGCAACGTCATAAATCACTTTCTTTAGAGCTAAACGATAAATTGATTTGCGATCAGTCCCCGATTCAAGAAGCTGATTATTAGCATTTAATGAAAAATTCAATGCACCTGCATCAATTTTTACAACAGCCGCTTCAGCAGTATTGCCCGTCCATTTATAAACGACTCTTCTTTCAGAATCAATTAGTTTTTGTGATGTATTTGCCATTTCTTATAATCCTGTATGTGCGCCATGAGCAAAGGCGGCAACTTTTGCAAAACTATTTTTGTCTTTGTTTACCATTCTTTCAATTTTATATTTATTGGTCGTATTTACATTATTATAAAGATTAACGATTGCTTGTGCAGTCATAGCATCTACTTTCATTGACAAATTATCTTCAAAAGAGACATCTAAAGGTTCACCAGTTTCTACTATTTGCATCAATACACCAATGTTACCTCTTGGTACCCATTCTTCATTGAATTGATTGAATTGGACGATGTCTTTTTTACCAAAATTTGGTCCGTGATATGGAATGCTTACATATTGATCAATTTTATCTGCGTAATACAAAGCAACTCTTTTTCCATCTGGGAAAACGCGAATAGCTTTGCGTTTTAAGATAATGATATTTGGAGGATCAATCTGACGATCTAATTTAATCATACTTCTATTATCTTCAGTGATTGATTCAGAAAAAAAATCTTTAATAGTTTTCATTATAGTATGACTTTTTATGGAGTTGATAGTGTATCAGTTCTAAGTCTTCTTGCTTGCTGAATAGCTAAATCTCTAGCAGCAGCATCTTGACGTTGTCTTTGTGCAGTTGGGCTTTCTGGTTTTGGAGTTTCAGATGCTTTAGCTTCAGCTTCAGCTCTTGCTCTCATTGCATCATTTATACGATCTATAGAAGAACCAGCACGAGCACGTGGAGCAAAAGGTGCTCCTACTGCTGATGATGCTGCTCTATCTTGTTCTTCTTTATCTTTTTGTTCTTTATTTTGTTGCTGTTGCGCCTTTTTCATTGCTTCAGCTTCAGATTCTCTTCTTTTTTGACCTTCTATTGTCGCATCAGCAACATCAGTGGGAGTTAAAGCAATTTGAGCAGCTAAAGACGGCACACTACCAGCAACTCTTGCAGCAGTACCAAAAACTTTAGAACCTAAGTCTTTAACTGCAGATAACCAACCAGGCTTTGCCGCAGAAGCAGCAGCTGAAGATGATGGTGTTAATTTACTCCATCTACCTGATTTTGGATCGCGAGAAACAGTTGGTGTAGCTGGAGCAGCTGGTGGAGCAGCTGAAGATGATGGTGTTAATTTACTCCATCTACCTGATTTTGGATCGCGAGAAACAGTTGGTGTAGCTGGAGCAGTTGGCGAAGCAGCTGGTGTTCGTGGAGCAGCTGGCGGAGCAGCTGGGGGAGCAGTTGGCGAAGCAGCTGGTGTTCGTGGAGCAGCTGGAGTAAATGGCTTTGGTGGAATAGCTGCTCTTTTAGCTGCTGCTCTTGCTGCCGAATTTTGTCCAATTTTAATTCCTTTTTTTGCTCCATAAAGTGCAGCTGCTCCAGCAGCCACATCTGCAAACCCTATACCGTCATCCTTTGATTCAGGTCTTGATGGTGATGGTGATGTGCTACCCGAACCCGAATTAGAATCTTGACCTTGTGTTTGTCTTCCACCACTTCGACGAGGATCGCCTGATTCAGGTCTTGATGGTGATGGTGATGTGCTACCCGAACCCGAATTAGAATCTTGACCTTGTGTTTGTCTTCCACCACTTCGACGAGGATCACCCACTGCATAGTTTTGTTGAGCTGGTGCTGGTGTTGGTTTTCTAGAAGATTTATCGTCTGACGGAGAAATCGGATTTTCTGTTTCTGAAGATCCACTCATTGTAATTGATGGAAAATTGACAGGTTTATTAAAATCTTTTTCTTGATCTTCTTTTGCTTTAAGTGAAGCATCATCTCTTGATGGTTTTTTTCCACCAAATAATTGATCTTTTACATCAGATGCCCAGTTACTGACACTACTATATTCTTGACCCGTATGTGTCGATACAGTGGGTGCTGATCTTCCTTGTCTTGCATAATCTAGTGTTCTATCCCAAGACTTATCGTCAGAATCAGCTTCGTTCAATGAGAAAAACTTTTTACCGGCATAAACCTTTTTATGCTCTAAAATAGAAACTACTTTTTCAGAAATAATTTTATGCATATCCTCTTTAAGAGAATCGTATTTCTGATTACAGATATCTTCTATAAATTTTTTTCTCATTAAAATAGACTTTCTATATTATCTTTCTTGACCAGGAGCTTGACCAGAATTTCTTTGACGATCTGTTGCATCCGCTGCATCACGTTCATCGGCAGCTCGTTGAGCAGAAGCTGAAATGTCTGCCGCAACACGTTCATCGGCAGCTCGTTGAGCAGAAGCTGAAATGTCTGCCGCAACTGCAGCTGCTCTTGTTTCCGGAGATGCTGGTGTTTGTGGTCTTGTTCCCGGTTGCGGACCTTCTTGACCACGACCTTGACTTTGTTGTCTATAATAATCTCTAAGTGCTAGATTGGCTTCAGCTGAGCCAGCTTTATACCTTCCTGCACCAAGTACAGAATCAACTTTAGCTTGATTCGTTCTATCAGCTCTTGTCATAAATTGTCCACCACTTGTTGCAGCCACTTCAGAACCAGTAACACCTTGTGAACCTGCTGCCGGTCTTGCTGCTGGTGCTGCAGCTGGTCTTGCTGCTGGTGCTGCAGCTGGTCTTGCTGCTGGAGCTGATGCTGATCTTGCTGCTGGAGCTGATGCTGATCTTGCTGCTGGAGCAGGTACTTGACCTGCTGGTCTTGCTGCTGCAGCTGGTCTTGATGTTGGTGGATTTCGCATATCATCTCCACGTGCTGCAGCTCTTCCTTGTGCAGGAGTTGCTGGTGCTGGTGCTTGACCTGCTGGTCTTGCTGCTGGTGCTGCAGCTGGTCTATTTGCTAAACCGGGTGTTCCTCTTCTATCCATAGCTACTTCTGCATCCATAGCTACTCTTGCTCTTGTAGCATCGTCTCTAACTGGAGATCTTCCACTAGTCAAATCTTGACCAAATCTTCTTGTTGCACCTACACCACTATATTCTTGACCCGTATGTGTCGATACAGTGGGTGCTGATCTTCCTTGTCTTGCATAATCTAGTGTTCTATCCCGAGACTTATCGTCAGAATCAGCTTCGTTCAATGAGAAAAACTTTTTAGCTACATGGCTTTTCATATCTTGAAGGACATCCACTGCTTTCTCAGATATAATCTTTGAGACATCTTCTTTCAAAGAAATATATGTATCGCTATAAATGTCCTCGACAATTTTTCTTGCAATTTCTCTGCTCATAGAACTTCTCTCCGATTTTTTATTACTCTTAGTATATTATTTAGATTGGATTTATCCTCAACTTTTAGCTGAGTTTTGACAGCATTATCCAATGCCGACTCTCCCGGATTGGTTGTATTTTGAAATGCGGTATTTACATCAACTTGTGGTGTAGTCCCATCTGGTTGAGGTGCCAACGGACTCGTTGGCTGCATTTGTTGATCCATTGCTTGTTGTTGTTCCATGGCCGCTTGTTGTTCAACAGCAATTTGTTGATCAATTTCTTGTATATCATCATCTGTTTGATTCAGAATGTTCTTACGAACCCATAAAGTAGAGAAATACTTGCCAATATAAGGATCTGCAAATTGAAGTACCGTTATACGATTCTGAATCAATTCTGCTTTCTTTAGCTCTTCAAAATTATTGTCCGTTATAAAATCGTAATAGATATTTTCTTTGAAATAATCCCACTCTTCGACTGTGCAAATTCCCTTCAATGATAGTTGCACACGCAAAGCTTCATCAAACAAAGTTGAAAACTTGTTGCGAAGTCTAAACACGAACTTTGAGAACTTCAATTCGTCTCTTGTAATTTCAGACGCTCTACCAATAGAGAAACCTTGTTGCATTTCCAAACGAGAAATTGGAATGCCAAGAGACTTGTATAGCTTGCGTTCAAAGTACTTGACATCTTCCATTTCGCCAAGATTCTGACCGCCCGGAAGAGTCTGAATTTCTGTACCTTTACCACCTTCACGGCGAGGTAGCCAAAAGTCTTCAAGCATTGATAGATGCTTGCGATCATCTCTAATTTCGCCCGTACTTGAGTCATACACAAGCTTGTTACGATACTTGACCATGATGTCGCGAAGATATTGTTCAGCCTTGACCTTAGGCAAATTACCTACGTCGATGTAGAACACGCGACGTTCTGGTGCGCGAGATAAACGATAAATGACAGTTGCGTCTTCGACCATACGTAACTGGTTTAGTGGCTTGATGGCCTTGTGCAAATATGATAGAACCATTGCACGACGAGAATCCATCAAACCAGAATTTACGTTGACGATTGCATCTGGTGCAATTCTCATACCAAGATTTGAATGTGCGCCAATAATACCACGTTCATTATAGAGATAGTATTCGCGAGCCGTCTTGATGATATCGCCGCCTGTTGCAGGATCTTTCATTTTTTGAATTTCACGAACTTTACGAATACGTCTTGGATCAATATATCTTAATTCCTTGATACCATCTCTTGGTCTAGTTTCATCGATGACAACATGATAGAACATTCTTCCATCAATGTACCAACGACGAAATAGTTCTGAACCCATATTACCAAAGTTCAACATTCTAAGAATATTTTCAAATTCTTCACGAATTCTCTTTTTTATAGTATCAGATACTTTTAGATCATCAAGATTGATTGTTAGAGGCTCTTCATGACCCTGCATGACGATTGCTTCATTGACGATGTCATCAATTGCAGTTTCAAGTTCTGGCTGCATTGCCATTTCACGATAGCGTGTGATGAGTTCGATTTCGTTACGAACAACACCTTCCAAATCGACATAGGTGCCAAAATACGCCCCTGTCTGAAGCGTAACGGCACCGTCGTCATTTTGAGGAAGAGCAAAAGACTTTTCTGTTATGTTAGAAATGTCTTTTGGCTCTTCCTGTTTCTTGGTCTTTTCGTTTGTTATTTGAAACCCAAATAACTTCCAATTAGCCATTTACTTTTCCCTTCAAAAATATCATGATATAAGATGCAAAAAAATTATGCTCTACCGTCAGTAGTATCTGACAACCAGTACTGATATTGGAATGTTACTGCGAATTCTTCAATTGTATCGTTTGCGCCCCAATCAAGATCGATTGGTGAAACGTCAATTGGGAACATTCCTACAAACTTGTATGTTTTGATAGGAAATCCAGTTTTTCCAAATTGTCTAACAGTTGCTTGTACTGAATAGTTTCTTGAATTCACAAAAGTTGGTGATCTTCTATTTGATTCGTGCTGATTGATAGCACTTAGCCATCTTTCAAATGAGTTCTTGACTAGAAAATCTTCATCATTGATTACCGTAACTGCCCAATCAGGAAACACTCTATTTCCTGCAAACTTTACTTCACGACCAAAATATGGTACAACTACTGAACCAATTGATGATCCAGGTAGCTGCGCAGTTCTGCACATGAACGTGAATTCACGACTAAAACCAGCAGCTCCAGGAATACCAGCAGGAAGGGTCAAGCTTACATCGAACAGATTTGGTCTTGCCCCATCATAATTCATTGCTGTGCGAAATTCTTGAATATTAAAAGGCATCTAAAATACTCCCGTTTTCTTTTCTATTTATTAGAATCTTCCAACTATTTCTTCAAATGCTACGCCAGTTCTAACAGCAACGAAGTTCAATTGAATGAAGTTGATTGATCGTGCAGGCTTGATGTAAATATCACCAATAAATTCATTACGATCAATAACTTCTGGAGTATTGTTTGTTTCGTCGCAAACAACTCTAAAATCATAAATTCCACGACGACCTTGTACATCTCTCAAGAATGGTTCAACTAGAGAGACAAATTGTGAACGTGTAAATTCATCGTTGAATTCAAATAGAGAATACTTTGCTGCTGTAGCAATCGCTTTCTCAAGAACAATGAATAGACGACGAACGTTAATGCGATCAAATGCTGAAGGCTTAGTCAACATTGTCTTGTCACCAAACAATACCGTTCCTTCACCAGGGAACGCAACGACTGGATTTACACCAATCTTATACAAATCATCACGATTTGTCTTGTTTGGATTCCAAGAAAGCTTCACAACATTTTTAATTTGACCACGATTTAGACCGGCTGGAGAGAACCAAGGATCATTTGTGGTGTCAGTACGAACGCATAGTCCTGCAATATCTGCATTTAGAGGGATATAACGATACACGTTGTTGTACTTGTCAAACATGTACTTCCAACCGGAATCAAATACTGCATAAGAAGATGAACGATTGATGTTTGTGTTCTTTTGTGTGATAATTGCAGTTACTTCGCTACCCGGATTATTGACCACGTTAGCTGAAGGTGGAGACAAGAATGCAACGCAGTCTTTTCTATATTCAGCGACATTGTCGATGATATATTGTGCTACGGTTCCGCTTGCATCACCAGTAACCAACAATGAAACATCAACTGAATCGCCGTCTTTTAGTTTATCCCAAGAAACTTGCTTATTTGCATCAGTTGCTGAAGCATATACGCCACCAGATAGCGTTGTTCCATTTGCTACTCCAGATGACAATCCACCAACACCAACATATGTTACGCCGCTTGTTGCGACTGTTCCCCAATTTGTTGTGTTAGCAGGATGTGATAGCCAACGAATCCAGTTTGATTGAGAAGCCAGAACATCACCGTAGAAGTTTGGTGAACCGTCCCAGTTTTTAGCGTCAGATGCGACTGATAGATTTTTCCAAGTTTCTAGAACTGCACCAGCAGCATTTGTACCCGCTGGGGTTCCGCCCGTTGCGATTTGACCTGTTGCGTCAATGACAACAACGTGAATTTCGTCGTTTGCTGCTCCCTTTGAAGCAGCATATTGTGATGTACCTGGTGCAGCATCAAAGAATGAGTTATATGCCCAAGATGAGAATAGAGATGCATTTCCTGCTGGGCAGTATGCTACTTTGATTGAGTTTCCTAGGGCACCCGGATGTCTTGCGGCAACGCCAATGAAATTGGTATTACCCCAGCCACTATTTGCTGTAGTTGTTGCTCTGTATGTATTGAACCACTGATCGTTGTTTTCGATCAATACACCAGTTCCGTTTGCTGTAGCATTTTTTGAGCTAGAATTGATTGCGCGAACAACTTTCAAGTTGTTGCCATATGCCAAGAAGCTTGCAGCAGAAAAGAATGAAATAGCTGAATTATTTGTTGGCTTGCCAAAAATGTTGACAAGGGTGTTTTCACTATCAAGGGTTATGATCGTATTGGCAGGACCCCATTCGAAATCACCCACAAAACCGCCGTTTGTAGTAGAGACGGCAGGAATTATAGTAGTTAGGTCAATTTCAGTAGTAACTACGCCCGGACTCAATTGAAATGCCATTGTTTACTCCTTTCAGAAGTAGAGATCTTTGATGCTTGTATCAAATATTTATAGAAATTGCAGTTTTCACCAGCGACCTCTCCAATCATAGTCATAACTATCTAATGGCGCTTTTAATCGTCTGTCCTCAACCCATAATCTTTCTTGTCTGTCAATATCATCCATCAAATCTATGCGATCTAAACCATCATCTACCACACCAAAGGGGACAATGTCCTCTTGTGATATATTTAGTTGCTCTTTTTGGAGCACTGTGCGAATGTCTCCGCTTAAAGACTCTCTAAAGTTTCTTTGAGCTATAAACCAAGCAAAAAGCACTAGAGTCATAGCCAAATCATCATGACTACCTTCTTCGGCAGCAAAAGATTCGCGAGTAGCGACAAAAGTCATCAATTCCATGATGGTATCTGAATCCATGATTAGCAACTTGTCACTTTCAATTAGGGTTTTCAAGTTTGAACAACCAATTCTTTTTGTAGCCACAGATGTCTTGACACCAAATTGTATCTTCTTTGTATGTCCAAATGACATTTGCTGACCTTGTCGAGGCTTGATTTGTATCTTGACAAGATTGTCATATTCCAATTCATGATGTATAATATCAGCTATTTGTTGGCCTATATCATTGATTTCTACAAGAACATATGCGTTGTTATAAGCAGTTCCGGCATTGAAAACTAAAGTTGGAAATAGTAGAGGAGATATCTCCTTATCCCTAAACTTTGCTACTTGTTTATAGGGAACAGTTGTAACATCTATGACCGAAAAGGCAGAATAATCCAGACCTTGACCTCTAGCCACATCGACGGTAACCACATATGTATGATCTTTTTGCGGTTCTTCAATAATATCCAATTTGCCATCTTGACGAACAGGATTGTTGAACACAAGCGTCTTGAGCTTTGCTCCAGATATCAATGTATGAGAAGAGCCGACAAATTCAGTTTCAAATTCGACTCTAAACTGATCAACGGACGTATTTCTTATCGTTTCTTCTTTCCATCTTTCATCACGACCTGGAACTTCGGACCAATGAACTTCAATCGGCACATAATTGCTTCTCTTATTTGTAGCATCTGACCACATACGATAGAAGTGATTCAATCCGTTAGGTGTAGAAACTACAAGAACCTGAGATGTTTTACCAGAAGAAATCGTAGGATACACAGAATTGAAGAATTGATCGGCTTGATTGTTTGGAACGAATGCGTATTCGTCAAGGAATAGAATGTTATATGATCCACCACGAACTGCGCTTGATGATGTTGCAGCAGCTAGAACTTTTGATCCGTTTTCTAGTTCAATGTTACCCTTGTTCCAGGTAACAATTCCTTGTTGCAACCAAATCGGCAGATTTTCATATGCAAGCTGTAGACGACTCAATAGTTCGCGAGCAGTTGATCCTTTATTTGCAAGCATTGCAACACTTGTGTTATCACGAAATAGAATCTGATGTAAAAGATATGCGATAATCGTCGTAGATTTACCAACCTGACGTGGCATTTTACAAACGACGAAACGATTTTTGTGAAATGTTTCAAGCATGTGTTTTTGGAATTTCCACATCTTGAAAGGAACAAGACCTTCATCGACGTTGACAATCTTGATATAGTTCAATGCAAAGTAAACAGGATCTTCGGAACATCTCACATATTCCTTGACTTGGTCTTCAGTCCATTCAATCTTGACGCCTGCGCGCTTAAGATTCGGATTGGACATATATGCAATAGTATCAGCCATCGGTCTGTTGTTCTTTGTTTTGTCTTAATAGTTTTTGAAGTTCTGCTGTTGATCCAACAAATACTGCATTTTGTACATTTACGCCGCTAGAAGACTTTGGTGTATCTTCATTCAATTCTTTCATTTTCTTTTGTAGATCAATCAATTCTTTTGTTACTTCTGATATGTTCTTTATCATACCAGCAACAACTTCATATGCTCTTGGACTTTCGCTTTGTTTAGCGACAAAGAGCAATTCATCAAGTGCTTCTTCACCTTTTCGAACAAGATTACGAATTGTTTGACGACTTAAATCGTAATCTGTCTGCGTGTCATTTTGAGGTTCTGCTTGAACAGGAACTATTTCCTGTTTCTTTACTGGTTCGATATTCAATATCTCACTCAAGTTATCATCAATCTTGCTCATTATAATCCTAGTGTATTGGGAAATTCTATTATCGTTTCCGTAAATCCAAAGTCGCTATTCACATTTGCAGTTGTTGGATCTGGAACAACTGTTGCAATTACCAGTTTGATATTTGAAACATACGAACTCGATACATTCCAATTAGCTCCAGATGACGCGCCAGTTATTTCTACATTACTTACAAAAGCACCAAACGAATTTTTCGATCCATACACATTTTTTATGTATAGCTTTCTATTTGATGTATCATGTTCAATGACTTCAGCTTTTGCATCAGCAAATTCATATGAAGTGCCTTGCCAAATTGTTTCTCCGGTCTTGAACGAACTAAATCCCCCCGATTGAAGATCTAGAACATATATCGAAGAACCACCAGATGTTCCGCTTGAGAATGTACCATACATATTCGTATTTGCTTTTTTAATGATCTTGGAATCTGAAATAGGACCAAATAGCATTGCTTTGACCGTAAATGTCAAATCAAATATGACAACACGAGTTGCATCTTGATCGTGTGGTCCTTCAGAATCAACAGTATATCTAACAGACTTCAATATGATCGGAACATCTTTCTTGATACCCATTGTGCTAACAAGATCTAGAGTCATGGTATAGTCGGGATTGAAAATCGGCAAGATTTGTTCTACAATCTGCCAACCATCTTCAATATTACGAACATATATTGAAAGACTAAAATCATAATTATATGGAACGCCCATGTACTGTGTTTTTTGAGTTGTATTTGTAGCAGTAGCAAGATTTGTGTTTCGTATCATGCTACTTTGTTTTCTAGAAGGATCATAATCAACGCCTGAGATTTCAAAAGACATTCTAGGTAGTGTTACCTGAATGCTTTTTAGCAAATTTGGATCACCTTTTATGCGATTATAGAATTTTTCTTTCTGTGCATATACTATGGGAACAAGAACACGCTCAAGTTCCGTTGTTCCTGCCTTATTGTATCGCACAAGTTGAATTTCATTGAATAGTGATCCAAATGCAACAACAATCTTTCTGGTTATGCGATGATAGAAATGATTGCCAAATATTCCTGACATCAAGGTTCTCCGAATGGATTAGTTTCGGTAAAATCAATGATGCCATTTGCATCAGTTTGTATCTCAAGATTGTTTGTCAATTCGTCAGATACTCCGTCGAAATCTTGTCTATTGAATGTAGTCAATGTGAAGTTGGCATTTGATGTTGATCCAATGACATTAGCTCCTGTAGAAAAAGTACCCTTGATATTGATCAATTGTAGCATATTGTTTGATGGGAACCAATTTTTAACTATCGCAGTCGATGTTGCTGATGCTAGGCTTGAACCCTGATACACAATCTCTTCTCTCTTGTATGCGCCAGTTCCTCCAGCGACCATTGCCATGTTTTGGGTATACGAATATGCGCGACCAACATCATCAATTTCCTTGACGCCCGTTGCAAATCTTTCATTTGAAAATTTGTACAATTCCATACTCAATTCATAGTAATAAAATAGTGGAGGACGACGACCAAGAGTATAGAAGTTTCTTTCTTCTTCTACATACTTGATTTCGTATAAATTGGCTAAAGCTGGAATATAAACAAGATCTCCTTCACGAGGTCTTGGATATGTTGCGACGGGAACATACTTTTCGTATGTGCGACGAGCAACAACTACCCTAATGGAGTCTCTAATTTCTAGACCAAACTTGCTAAAGAATTCGCCAGGACCTTCAAATCCAGCAACCGATTGAATGTACATTTCCATTGAATATGCAGCATTATAAAGCTTTACTGTATCTTCTCCATAAATCAAATCTTCATCGCTTAAAGATTTTCTTGGTACGTAATATACATCAGCACCATATTGTCTTATGGATTCAATGATAAGATCTTCAGCAAGAAGTTGTTCTTGCGTAACTACACCTGGAAAATTATTGAAGTAGTGATTTACTGCCATCTGTTATACTTTTTTCTTTATTTTACCTTTAACCCATTGAGTTCCTGGACAAATAGAACTTCTTTTATTTATTATGCCATTATTCCACCAAAAAGAATTCTTGAACATATCAATATTTTTGGGAATACGTCCCTTTAGTTTTTCACTTATTTTCACGCTTATCTGATCTTGTAATTCTTTTGAATGTTTCTTACCAAAAAATGGATTATTTTCACCACTCAATCTATCACTCAGTTTTTGCTTTGTTTCTTCTGAAAGCTTTCTACCCTTTAAACTCATACTATTAGCTTGACCAATTTTTCTTTTTGTTTCTTCAGTTCTTTTCTTACCCCTATTAGAATTAGCTCTCTTCGTCTTCTCTTCCTCACTTTGTACTCTATCTTTATTCTTCTCCCAAATAGCTTCCATTTTTTCGCGAACATCATCGCGAGACATAGCAGCTTTTGTATTTTTTGAAATCTTTTCGTTTATAGTCAATCGTTTTTCATCATCTAGATTTGTCCAGTGATTAAATTTAGTATTAATTAAATTGTAATATTTGACTCCAAGTTCTTCATCTTTTATAAGTTGAAGCCACTTATATTCAGTTTCTAGAAGATTATTTTTATCTATATTTCTTTGAATTATACGACGTTTAAAATCTTGTGGTCTTCTTCTATACGCATCTCTCATTCTATTTGATGAACATATATAACCATCGTTCGGCATACCAAAATGACAACCAAGATAATACATTTTTCTTTTTACATCATACCACAAATATATAAATCCATTTTTTTCCATCGCGATCTCCTTAAAAATATCACGATGTATTTATACAAACCGAGTGTCTCAGCCCAAAATAAATTCCGGTGGAACTTCATATTTGCTTTGCATTTCTTGTTCAAGAGCAGATATTTCACTTTCTGCTTCTTCAAAAATTTGTTGTCCATTTAGCTGAACACCACCAGGAAGCTGAATACCACTAAACTTCTTTAGATTTAGTCCCCATTGACGCTTGATGAGCGCAGTAGCATATCTCTTCAACCAACGATCATTATATACGTCCGTATATGAATTTGGATCAATAATCTTATATCCCTCAACGATCAAATACTCACCGGCTTGAATATCTGTGCCCCACTGCAAATCAACATATAATCTATTTTGATGTCTATTGAATCTAATTGGTTGTTCACCAGAGAACAACATGTCCAATGTGCGTAGATGTTGCTGTGTCAACACGAAATTGACATATGATGTTGAAGTAAAGTCATATAGTTCATGCAGTCGCAACTGATAGCGAAGATCAAACATATTTACTGTAGCATTTGTTGATGATAGGGGGAATATTCTTGTAACACCAGTAATTGAATCTGCTGCACCTACAACATTTATTGGAACTGTATTTGCACTTGAAGAATATGTCGAATTCATAACCATTGAACCCTTGTCATTAATTGACAAGACGGTTTTTGTTTCTCCATTTATAGTCAACTGGGTAACTCCAGCTGCAAATTCGGCAGCAAAATTAGTTCCTGATCCAGTAACCGTAGCATTTCCAGAAACAACTGTAGCCGCTCCAGAAGCTTGAGTCATATCAATATATTGACGATCAACATCGGTTTGTGTTACTAAATGCTTTAGATAAATCTTTTGAATTGCATCATAATGATAATCTTGATAAAACTGAAGAGCATCATCAATGCGATCTTCTACTTGATCGTCGTCAACATTTATGTCAATTACTGGAAAACCAAGACGACGCTTGCAATAGTCTATTAGATTTTCTCTAGAACTTGGTACAGCCATTTTTTATTCCTTATATAGACTATTTTATTTATGATCTAACATCAGGTATCATTACACCGTACATATTTGTTCCGTCTGATACAAAAGAAAACACATCTCTTGAATTTGCATTTGCAGTTATTGATGGCTGAATATTTGCTGTAAATTTATATTGATTTGAAAATGTCAAGGTGCTATTTCCAGAAGTATTTTGAAGAACATGTAGAATATAAGTTCCAATACGAAGATTTGTCGCATTAGATAATGCTCTTGCTCCACCTAATGTCACCGTGGCAATTCTTCCAAGAGATGCATCCCATGCAATTGAAGCGCCGTCAGTTAATGTTTGAGAGAGAACATTTGCTCTTGCATCAGAAACAGTTCCGGTAACATAAAAACCTACGGCGACGTTTATATTACCGCCAGTATCAATACGAATATCTTCGGATGAAGATGATCCAAAGACAAGCGTATTAGCATCAGGCGAATGTATAAATGCTGTTCCTGACCAGTATATTCCCGAATTTGTTGCGGTTGCAAATGCTATATTAGCGCCAGACATGACAAGATTGCCAGTCATTGTGTTACCAGTTTTTAATACGGCGTTTGCAAGTGCTGTATTTGCAGCATTGAACGCATTGTTGGATTTTACATCAAGTGAAATCCACACAGTGCCTGTATAGTAATATGTTAGATCATTTACAGTATATGTATCGCCTGTAACAGGTGAATTAGGAAAATTTATTGCCATTTTTTTTACCTATGATTACTACTTATAACATTTGTTGATCTAATTCTATCGGCCATACATTATTTACGTTGTTCATTACTAGAATTAATTCTTCTATTGTACCTGTTGCTTGTATTGATGTTTTATTTGTCTCGGCTGCCGCGCGCACATTTGTTCTAAATGTAGATATATTTTCTGGTATTGCTACGTTTGCTTCTTGTTTACGAATGACATACCAATCCGTAGGCAATAGCATTGAATATGCTATTTGATCCATTTGTTTTTTAAAGTTTGTTTTTAGCATATCAAGATCTTTTGGCATTGAAGTGCCGTCGGTGTTGACGTAATAAAAACGGTCATCCGGTCTTATTGGATCTGGCACTTCGGTTATGCCTATTGCTTGTTTTTCTTCAAGTGTTGTGAAGCGTAGCCAATTTGCAGGATATTGTATTCCGTTATGATTGAAAGGAACATCTACGTTTAGAACTTTTCCGTCTAGCAAAAACATTTTTTCCTCTTATCTTGCTCTAGCATATTTGAATGGAGCTTCGGCAAACGCGGCGAACGTGTAGGTCTCGCCTGAGTTGTTGATACTGTACCCGCTCGGAGCGCGGACCTTGAAGCCGTTCGACAGGTAGTCGATGCCGTAGGTGTTGGACGTTTCTGCTACAGCGGAGTCAGTCAGCACGCGCAAGATCGCCTCGTTTGGGCTGGTCCCTGTCGGATTGAAGATCATCCACGAAGTGGCGATGCTGCGCGCCTTGATGACGATCCACTTGGGCGAGAAGCCGCACCACACAAAAGGACCGTCCGTGCTGGCGTTGCCGACGTAGCTGCCGAAGCGAGAGAACCCCGCAACCTCTGACCAGAGATACGCGACGTAGTTCACGGCGTTGATATTGTTGTAGGAGCCGACGCGGAAGTTGCTCGCATCAGGCGCGGTGCTGTCGAACATCGTCGTGTCCACGAACTCCGCAGCAGCGGTGCCGAGATCCATGTAGTAC